TTACGCTTCGTCCGGCTCCGGGTCCGGAACGTAGGTCATAAAATCACCGGGCTGGCAGTTGAGGCGTTTGCACAGCGCCTCAATGGTGCGGGTGTCAATGCCGCCGGACTGCTGCCCCAACAGTTTGCTTCGGGTGGCATTTCCAATCACCTTTTCTGCGCTCAGCTTATAAAGAGTCGTATTGTTGGCCTTCAGAATATCCTGAAGGCGGCTGTAGTCCATGGCCATTGTATTCAGCCTCCTTTTTCGTTACCTGTATTATAACGCGGGATTGAGACGAAGGGTAGTCTGACTGCTTACAATCCTTGGCCCTGAAAATTGTGTGTTTTACTAAGAAAATTTAGAGCGCAAACGAACTGCAATAAAATCATGGCAAGAAAGTGAGCCGGTAAAACAACAAAAAACGCCGCGAGCGGAAGGCTGGCGGCGATATGGCGCAGATTACACATGGACAAACGCAGTGGCGGGGGATATACTCGTAAGCAAGAAAAAGCCGCCTGCTTCTTATGGGAGAAGCGCGAATGGGGAAGGTTTTGCTGAAAGGGCTGGCGGAGAGGTGATTCAAAATGCCCAAGTATTTACGAGAAGAAGATATTAGTGCAGGATTTCGCGCGCCGTTGTATAGTGTTATAATCCGTATTCCCGAGTGCAATGTTTGTATTTACCGCATCAAGCCTGGAGAGTGCGAAAAAGTGGGTGCACCATCGGATGAAATCCGCTTTGGAAATCGTCGTGATTGTCCGTATGCGATTCTGAACACGGCTCATTTTTTGTATCCAAAATATCAGGAACTCTACCCGGAAGAATGTAAGGCATCGGCCAAGAAATAAGTTGGCAATGACACAGCTTTCATAGGCTCTGTGCTTGGGGCGTTCGATATCCGCGCAATGATGCGCCCGCATCCAGTTCCAATGAGGGGGATGTTATGTTTGACACCCGTAAGCTTCAAGGTGAAAATCGCGAGTTAAAAATCACGTTCATGGATGGTATGTATATCCTCGGAAAAATCATCAGTGTTGATGACGAGGAAGATAGTGAGCTGGGAGAGCCGGGCATTACGATCCTTACTCCGGAAGGGCATTTTGTCGGCCTTGGAGACAGCGAAATTAAGCTAGTCGAGCCAATTGAATAAAACCACGATGCACCCGCACCGTGGCTTTTTTATGCCTATTTTGCCCGCACGAGATATGGCACAGGCCTCACCTCACAGGACAGCATCGCGCAGAAAACAAAAAGAAAAGGCGTCACATCTTACGATGTAACGCCTTTTTTGGTGGGCGGTAAGGAACTCGAATCCCTGACCCCCTGCACGTCAAGCAGACGTTCACCATAAGTTTCTATCGCTATACCGATATAATTACAGCACGTTGGGCAAATGTTGGGCTAACCAGCACGAAATACGTTCGTACAACAGGGGCACCCGCCATGCTCACCCGCCCATTTGGTGCAGCTTGTCCCCCAGCTTGTCCAGTTCGGCGGCCATGTCTTGCGCGGCGCGGTGAATGTACACTCGGTCTGTTATGTCGCTGCCGATTGCGTGGCCGCCGGTGCGCTGCATCACATCCTTGCGCACCCCGGACTGAGCAGCCAACGTGAAAAAGGTGTGGCGGCAGCTGTACGGCACCAGGCGGGGCGGCACGTCGTCCACGCGGCTGCCGTCCGGCCGGTACGGGTTTGGCATGATGCCCAAGCGTGCGAGGGCCGGGTAGAATTCCCGCAGCCGGTAGTTGTGCAGGCTGAGCTGCTTGCCGGCGGGCGACGGGAACACATAGCCGCCCGGCGCGGCGGCCAGGTAGTACCGCAGAAAGATGGGCCACACGGCGGAGTTGATGTACAGCGGACGCCCTCGGCCGGCCTTTGTCTTGCTTCCGGCCAGCAGCAGGCAGTGGCCGTCCACGTCAATCGCGTCGTCCCGGCGGATCTTGACCAGGTCGGCCGGACGCATGCCGGTGCCGATCAGCACCAGGATGATGTCCACGTCCCGGGTGCCCTGGTGGGCGAACAGAGTGCGGATCTCGCTCTCAGTGAACACCTGCCGCTCTCCGTTCTTGTCGCCGTCAACGTACAGCAGCCGGGCATAGTCCTGGCTGATCAGGTCGTTCTGCATGGCCCAGGCGGTGCATTTGGAGATCACCTGAAGCACCTTGTTGCACAGGGATTCGCTGTACCCCTCGTCCGCCAGGTCGTCGAGGATCGGCTGGTAGTGCCGGGGCCGCAGCTCTCGCATTTTCTGGCCGCCGATGCGCCCGGCCAGGTGCCGGCGGTACGCGCCGTCCAGCGTGACCTGCTGATTCTGCCCCAGCGCCTGGAATTTGGCGCTCTGGCGCACCAGCGCCCACACCTGACTGAAGGTGTAGTTGAACACGCTGCTGGCGGCCTCCACGTTTTCGGGCGTGACGGCGGCCTGCGCCTCCCGCAGGGTGGCATAATAGCCCAGCTGGATGAAATGGCCGTCCTTGTACACTCTGGCCCGCCAGGGTTTGGCCAGGCCGTCCACCTTGTACACGGTGCCGGATCCGTTTGAGCGCTTGCGGCGGCGGGTCACCGGCCGCTCGGCCGCGCCGGTGGGCTGGCCGCAGTAGCAGCAGTACGGCGCCGCCTGAATACGGCGGCGGCAATGGGGACACAACATAACAAACACCTCCTGTACGACTTGTCAGGCCTGCCCGGAGGTGATACAATACAGGTGGTTGGTCTGGTATTGTCCCCTTCGGGCAAGCCGATCTATTCAAACGCTCTCGGTGTTCCAGCACCGGGGGCGTTTTTGTTTATTCAACTACCAGGGATTTCTTGGCAACTGGAACGGATTAAAAAAATAAGGGCTGGTGCATGCACCAGCCCTCTAAAAACACCACGTGAGTGGCGTTTTTGTTCTTCCACATTAGGATACAGAAGACCAGTGGCGTTTTCAATGCATTATTAGTTCACAATGATGTATTATTGTTGCTGCGCTCAGACGGATATAGCTTGTTAATGGCTTTCATAACAAAAGAATACGTGGACACCAGAACCTCGTTTTTCTGAAAATACTCTTTTCGTTTGGGCATCCTCTCATCAAAAAGCTGGTGAAGTTCAGAAGCGAAGTGCTCTCGTGTCTTTGGAGAAGTCACAATCTTATCATAAACAAAAAGAAGTCCAATGAAGTCGTGAATAACAGGATTCGACATCTTCTTTTCGCGAGATGTTTCTTTAATCCCCGGAATGGTACTTGCAAAATGGGTCAGAAATTTGGAGGGTTTTATTTTCCGTGTATAGGGCGCGCGCATACTGTTCAGAAGACAGTTGTTGTGAGCCGCTGCATTCCGCAGGCAACGGACTGCAAACAAGCAGCGAAATAAGTCTTCATTCTTTCCACCGGTATTTTGATCATATATCTCACACAGGTTTACAAGATCACCAAAGGAAATGACCTCGATCAGGTTCCATACCGCATAGCCTTCTTTTTGCAATTTCTGAATCAGATCGCGGCACATGGAATTTTCCGCTTTATCGCTGATTGAAGTTTTGACTTTGGGATGTATGCTAAAAAACCTTTCTACGATTTCGTAGCCGTCCTCATCTGAGTTCTCACTTATTTCCCGAATCAGCATGACTTTAAGGTAATGCTCGAGATCCAGAGTAGCATGTAAGATCAACCTGCGGAGATGCATATCCAATATGGACAATTCCATAAGATATGCAAAATCCAGATTCAAATATTTCCCAGTCGTGGGATTGACCACATAATCTTTATCAAATGCTTTAACCTTGAAAAAGAAAGTACTGTACTTCAAAAATGAGACAGCTTGGTCTTCTGTACACAAAACGAACGTAACACCTTTATCTTTGAGATGATTAACCTGCTGTTCGATCGTAAGCTTCGGCCTGCGATGCGGAATTATTGCATTTGTTGGCTCTTTTTTTTGTATCTCCATCTGAGTTTTTTCTCTCCCATCGGCATATATCCAATTATTCTTTTGCATTTACGCTGTACATGCCCACCCAGTGCGTCCAGCCGACCACGCGGCCCTCGATGTGCACATCATCCAGCTGGGGGCCGGTGTAGACCATGGGGGCAAAGGAGGCGTTGGCGGGCATGAGGGTGAGGGTGGTGCCGTCATAATACACCCGCTTCAGGGTGGCCTCTTCGCCGATGCGCACGGCCGCGATCTCGCCGTTCTCCACCTCGGGCTGGATGCGGATGTACACCGCGTCCCCATCATGGATGCCGGCATCGATCATGCTGTCGCCCTTGCAGCGCAGGGCAAAGTCGCAGCGGATGTCCTCGGGGGCGTCCACGCTGCCGTCGATGTTCTGCTGGGCGAGGATGGGCGTGCCGCAGGCGATGCTGCCCACCAGCGGCACCTTGCGCATTGGGGGCATCGGGATAAAGCCCGGCGGGATGGGGGTGGCGGGCGTAGGCTGCTCTTCCCAGCCCATCAGGTAGGCGGGAGATACCTTTAGCCGCCGGGCAATTGCATCCACTTTATCGGTTGGGATGTTGGTCACAATATTGTTTTCATATTTATAAACAGCCTGCTTTGAAACGCCAATATAGTCTGCCAGTTCCTGCTGAGTTACATCTTGCTCCAATCTGGCTTGCCGGATGCGATCGCCTACCGTCATTGTGAGCACCTCCTTTAATGAGTATAGTATATCAGATAAACCGTCAGTTTACAATATTTTGAATTAAATTCAAAAGAATAACTTGACAGGTCACAAATGTGATGATATTATACTGGTAACCTCATAAGTTACATTGAGGCTGATCGGAGGTGAAAATGTGGTAAACGTAAATTTGCTCAAGTCCTACATGGTAAAGGCAGGATATACGCAAAAAATGTTGGCTCAGAAGCTCGGTATTTCGGAACAGACATTAACTCGCAAGCTTAAAAAGCGCGTTTTTGGCACGGATGAAGCCTCCAAGATTGTAGAGCTTTTGAGCATCGACAATCCGCAGGCTGTATTTTTTAGCCATTAAGTAACTTGACAAGTCACTTTTTCTAAAAGAGGTGCAACCACATGAACGACATCATCTTATCCACCCAGAATGGCGAGCCGGTGGTATCCAGCCGCCAGATCGCTGAGAGCTTCGGCAAGGAGCACAAGCATGTTCTGGATGCAGTAAAGAATCTGGTGGCCGAAAATTCGGCTGCCAAATCTATGTTCCATCTTTCCAGCTTCGAGAATCGGGGCAAGAAGTACCCCATGTACCTCATGAACCGGGACGGCTTTTCGCTGCTGGCGATGGGCTTTACCGGCAAGGAGGCCGTACAGTGGAAGTTGAAGTACATTGCCGCGTTCAATGCAATGGAGAAGCAGCTGGCACAGCGCCCGCCCCTTTCCCGTTCCGAGCTGATGGCCCAGGCGCTGATCGCCGCCCACGATGAGCTGGAGCACAAGAACGCCCAGATCGCCGAGCTGACACCTAAAGGCATCTTTGCGGACGCCGTGAGCGCCAGCAAGCAGAGCATCCTCGTGGGCGAGCTGGCAAAGCTGCTGTGCCAGAACGGCGTGGACATCGGGCCTAATCGGCTGTTCGACTGGCTGCGGGCAAACGGCTACCTCATCCGCCGCAACGGCACCGACCGGAATATGCCCACCCAGCGGGCCGTGGAGATGGGCCTGTTTGAGATCAAGGAGAGCACTGTGGTCCACTCGGATGGCCACACCACCATCAACAAGACCCCCAAGGTGACCGGCAAAGGTCAGGTGTACTTCGTGAACCTGTTCCTGAAGCGCGCCACCCCGACAGGGCGACTATTGAACTGAGGTGAACCACATGGAGAACAGAAAAACGCCCGGCGGGCAGCCGGAAGAAGGCTGCCGGGGAACCATCCGCTATATGCGTACCCATCGGCCGCCCTGGTGGCTGTATTGGACGCCTACTATCATGTGGGCGCTTACGGCCGCAATTGCAGCAGCAGCGATATTACTGAAATAACGAGAGCCGCAAAGGAGGTGAACTATATGCGCCCAACGCTGACAATCAACGAGACGCTGAGCCTGAAACGAAAAGCCGGCATGCGGGCCAGCTATTGGGACGAGGTGACCGGCCTTGAATCCGGCCGGTACCCATATGGGCACACCACCCGGGCCGCCCGGCCGGACGGCAGCCCCGGGCGGCGAATCGTGCGGATCTACCGGGCCGATCTGGAGGCCTGGATCAAGAGTAAGGAGGCAAACCATGCTTTTTGAGTTGAGTATTCACGACGTTATGACCTTGCAGTCGGCCTGCACAGCGGCCCAGTGTAAGGCGGCAGAAAGCGCCGAATCCGCCGAGCGCTGCGCAAACAACCCGAACATGCCGGAGCAAGAGCGCGCCGCAGCGGCCCGGACGGCCCGCTGGAACCGGGCCCGTGCCGCCCGATTTGAGGTCGTCTATAAGGTGCTCAAAGAGGGCCGGGAGATCACCACGCTGGAGCAGGCAAAGGAGGCTCTGGAACGATGAGAACGCTATTGGGCCTGCTGCCTGCGCTATGGCTGGCAGCGCTGCTCTGGTACACCGTGCGGTGCGTGGCAGCGGACCGCAAGCCGCGCATGGAAATCGTGGTGCCCCTGATGCTGCTGCCGTGGGTACTTTCGCTGTGGGAGGTGTAAGCATGCAGAGATACGCCATCGTGATTTACGACAAGCGCACCGGCGACGTGTTCACCACACTGATGCAGGCAGAGGACGGCGCCGCCGTGGCCGCCATGAACCGCAAAGACTGGGGCACCAGCCTGAGGCCGCTGAGCCTGATCCTGCTGCCCAAGAGATCGAACTGAGGAGGATTCCACAGATGACACAGTACATCATCGTAAGCAAAAAGGCCGCCCCGGGTTGCAGCCGGGACGACCTCAAGAGTGCCAAAGCTACCCGCCCCGGCACTACCAATATTTTAGCCCGCCGCCTGCGCTGCGTCAACTGGGGCGCATATGCCGGCGGCCTGATGGGCGCTCTGGTGGCGGCAGCCATCTGGGTGCCGGTGGCCTACCTGACCCGCGGCTATTGGGCCGTGGGAGGTGAAATCTTTTTGATCGGTCTGGCCGCGGGTCTGGGCGCATGGATTGGAGGTGACCCCCGTGGCTGACATTCAGCTCACCCCGGAGGACATCGACTGGATGCGCTGCACCTACCGCGAAGCCAGAAGCAAAACCAAAGCCATCCCCATTCTGGCCCAGTGCACCGGGCTGACCTGGGCGCAGGTGCGCGCGGTGCTGGGGCTGCCGCCGGTGGAATGGCTGCCGTTCTCCAGCCGGTACTGCGGCAAAAGCTACTATGGCCGCAGCCGCGAAGAGTGGCGCAGGCTGCAATTGCAGGCGCTGGAGCTGCTGCACAGCGGGCAGGCCCCAAAAGACATTGCCAAAGAGCTGGGCCTCAGCACGTCCACCGTGAAGCGCTGGGCCGAGCGCGATGAAGGAGGGTGGTAACATGATCGGCACCGGGAATTTTTACGTGGTGCAGGGCTGGATGGTAAGCGAGCTGCACCTGACCGGCAACGAACTGTTGGCCTATGCCGTGATCTACGGCTTCAGCCAGGACGGCGCCAGCGAGTTCCGCGGCACGTTGGCCTACGTTGCCGAGTGGCTGGGCTGCAGCAAATCCAGCGCCCACCGCACGATCAAACGCCTCACCGAGCGGGGCCTGATCGAGGCCTCGGCCGACGGCGGCGGGTGGGTCTGCAAGCCGGCAGAAGCAATACATTCCGTAAACACGGAGGCCCCCGCAGCGTTCCAAAACGGAACGGCGGCCGCCCCGGAGCGTTCCGAAACGGAACGGGAAGCGTTCCAAAACGGAACAAAATCGTTCCAAAATGGAACGGACACCTTATCTAATTATAATAATTATAGAGATAAGGATACTCCCGAAAAAACGAGAAAAGCCCCCAAGCCTAAGAAAGAATACGGAGAGTATAAAAACGTTCGACTCACCGACAACGAGCTGGACAAGCTGAAAAGCCTTTACCCGAGGGACTGGGAGGACCGCATCAACCGGCTGAGCGCCTACATTGCCAGCAGCGGCAAAAAGTACCGCAGCCATTACGCCACCATTCGCATGTGGGCCGACCGGGACAAGAAGCAGCAGGGGCAGGCGAGGCCCGGCGGGTATGGCGGCCAGCGGCAGGACGTCCCGCCGGGGATGGAGATCGGGCCGAACGGGGTGCTGATTGACCCAACGATGCCGGACCTGCCCATGTAAAGAAACGAGGAGATGAACCACAATGAGTGCATTGGCACAGGTGATGGCGGCCGCCGAACAGGCCGCGCAGGAGCCGGACTGGGCCGCCACCGAAGCGCCCGGCCCGGATGGCCTGCTCAGGTGCACCGTATGCGGCGGCAAGCGCCAGACGGCGGTCACCCTGCTGGGGCGGCGAACCGTGGTGCGATGTGACTGCGGCTGCCGTGCCAGGCGGGACGAAGCCCGGCGGGCGGAAATTCAAGTACTGAACGCCCAGGCCCGCCGCCGCGACTGCTTCGGCCCCGGCGGGGCGGGAATCGGCTGGACCTTTGAGCGCGACAACCGGCTGCACCCGGCCGTGTCCGACACGGCGCGGGAATACGCGGCCCGGTTCGCTGCCCACCGGCAGGCCGGCCGGGGGCTGGTGTTCTACGGCCCCGTGGGCACCGGCAAAAGCTACATGGCCGGGTGCATCTGCAACGCGGTGATTGACCAGGGCTACACGGCCCGCATGGCCAACCTGCCGGACATCGGCCGGGGCCTGCAGGAGACCTGGGACAAACAGGTCTACCTGGCCCGCCTGACCGACTGCGACCTGCTGGTGATCGACGACCTGGGCGTGGAGCGCAAGAGCGATTACATGGACGAGATCGTGTTCAGCGTGGTGGACGCATGGTACCGCAGCGGGGTGCCGCTGATCGTGACCACCAACCTGACCAGCGACGAGCTGAGCAAATCGTCCCGTCTGGCCGAGCGGCGGGTGTACGAGCGCATATTGGAGCGCTGCCGCCCGGTGGCCGTGGAGGGCACCAGCCAGCGCCGCCAGGTGATGGTACAAACCTGGGCCTCCATGCGGGGCGACGTGAAAGGAGAAGCATAATGGGACGGAGAAAAGGATCCACCAATTGCAGAGGCGAGGCCCAGCCGGTGCAGCCGGGCCGGGGCAAATCGGCCGACCGGCTCAGCGCCTTTATGCGCCAGCTGGCCGACGAAAACGCCCGCCGGGTGAGCCAGGGGCTGCGCCCGCTGAGCTACGGGCAGTACAGCCTGCAATGCCGCGGCAAAAGGGAGGAGCGCGAATGACAACCATTGCAAGGGTTAAAATTCCGGCCCGGATGCCCGGGGCGAATGAGTACATTGCCCAGGAGCGCCGCAGCCGGTACGCCGGGGCCAAGCTCAAGCAGGAGTACACCAATCTGGCGGCCCTGTACTTCCGCCGCGCCGGGATGAAGCCGGTGACCGCGCCCGTAAAGCTCCGCTTTACCTGGCATGAGACAACCCGCCGCCGGGATAAGGACAACGTGGCCTACGCCAAAAAGTTCATCCTGGATGGAATGCAGCGGGCAGGGTTCCTTCCCAACGACAACAACCGGTGGATCCTGGGATTCGAGGACTGCTTTGTGTACGGCGGCCGCCCCGGCGTGGAAATTGAGGTGATGTGCGATGATGGACTTGCTTAACCTGCTGGGTGCTCTGTTGGCCTGCACGGGGCTTGCCCTGCTGCTGGCCGCCGCGCTGGTGGTCATTCTCATCGCGTGGACCGGAATGCATCGGGGGTGAACATTTCAATCCACGTCCCCCAATGTGGAGGACGACAGCAAAAACAGAAAGAATCCTCTGCTTTTGCTCATATAATACGGCAATTTGCACAGATTTACAACCGAAACTCGGTGCGAAGCATAAAAGGAGAATCCATGGACTATCGAAAGGAAGCAGCGCAGGAGCTGAAGGACCTGCTCAAGCGCCAAAACGCGGTGAGCACCCTGCGGGAGGAGCTGATGGACCTGTCCGGCCGGCTGACAGCCGTGAAATCCCCCTGTGCGGACGCCACGCTGGTGCAGGGCGGCAGCGCCCCCATTGAAGAGCGCACCATCAACCTGATTGTCAAGCGGGACGAGCTGCGGGCCATGCTGCAAACCTCGGCCCGGCGGGTGGCCCGCACCGAGCGCGCCCTGACCTGCCTCACTGACCAGCAGCGGGATTTCTTAACCGTGTTTTATGTGGACCGGCCCCGCGGCCACGTGGAAGCCCTGATGAGCAAATACCACGTGGAGCGGGCCACGGTGTACCGCATCAAGGATGAGGCTCTGCGCGACTTTACCATTGCGCGGTACGGCGGCCTGGGCTGGGGGTGACACAATGAAGGCGCATTACTTATCCAACCGGGAGGCCAAAGTGGCCCGGCAGTACGCGGCCGGCCTCATCACAAAGCAGGCAGAGCTGGCCGCCCAGCGGGCCCAATACCTGTGGATGGCTGCCATGCTCAACGCGGGGCTTTCCGCCAAAACCGTCAACCGGTGCATGATCGAGCTTCAGGCCGTGGCCGAAACCTACGCGGCCTGCGTGAACGGCGAGGACCACGACGGCGACTTCCGCTTGGCCCGCGAGCTGATGGCCCGCGGCGTGCAGGTGGAGTGGCTGCCCGAAGAGCAATAACGGCAGCACACCGCCCGGCGGGGCAAAACGCAGCAAAGCCCGCCGGGAAGAGAACGAAATCCCCGGCGGGCTTTTTATTTATTGGTTTGGCTTATCTGGAACATATTCAAGGATATCACCGGGCTGGCAATCCATCAATTTGCAGATCGTGGAGATATTTTCCCATGACACCGACTCACCCTGCCGAATCCGCTGGATCGTTGCCTCACCAAGCAGTTTTTCTTTGCGTAGCCGGTAACTGCTGTACCCTGCGGCTTTCAGTGCGGCAAGCAAATCGCCTTTATACTGTATCGCCACAACAATCCCTCCTTTTCACTGCCTTTAGTATAGCACGGATGTGCACTAATGTAAAGTGTATAATATATACACAAAATACAGTGTATATTTGGGAAATATGTCAATATACAAACACATGAAACAAGTGTATAATAGAATCATGGAAAGGAGGTGAGCACAATGAAAAACAAAAAGCGCCGCAAGCAAAAACTTGCGGCGACGTCCAAAAGCTGGTTAGCAGACCTGCTTAAGGACATTGCTGGGGGTGTGGTGACCGCCCTCATTATCAAGCTTTTGAAGCTTGACTAAAACAGCAGAGGGCCGGAGCCGGAAAGGCCCGACCCTCCACTTTTAGTGTATCACAAATTCTGGGCTTTACAAGCCAGAGGAGGCAAAAAAATGAAAAGTGTTCTTACCATCGTTCTGGTGTATGTGATCGTCCGCAATATCATTCGATATTTCTGGGGGTAAGCGGCCTGCCGCTTGATACACCCCGGCGGGCAGGCTGCAAACTCTGAGAAAAAAGTGAGACAGCAAACCCCGAAAACCATAGTATAATGAAATTGTGAAATGGCGGCGAACCATTTTGCACTCAGAGTCGTCCTCCATATGGAGGACGTGGATTGAAAGAAATATTGTTCATGGTATTCCTCCGCACCAACCGGGCCGCACGGCAGCGCCAACGCCGTGCGGCCTGGTGTTTTTATATGCCCGGCCATGCTGCATGAGGCACGGCCGCGCCGGGGCACAGATAGCAAGCCCCACACATTGCACCCCTGGCCGCTCTGGGTGAGTGAGCGGCACCCTTGCCCTGGTTATCGGGCAAAGATTCCAGACAGCCCCGGCGGGCGGGAGATGCGCACACATTTTTGGATAAAATACATCCGTCCGTGCGCCGCCGGGGCGTTTTTTATGAAAGAAGGGACGGCCATGTCAAACCCGAGGTATGCCAACGGGGCGCTGCGGCGCGCCCACCGGGCCAGGCTGCGCGCCATGGGCGGAGAGTGCGGCATCTGCCACGGGCGGTTTGGGCCGATCCATTACGACGAGCCTTCCGACGCCCAGCACCCGCTGAGCTTCGTTGTGGACGAAATCAAGCCGGTTTCCAAATGGCGGCAATTTGGATATGCATCCCCCCGCGCCGCGGCGGAGGACTGGACGAACCTCCAGCCCGCCCACTACTGGTGCAACGCACAGAAGGGGAACAAAACGGCTTTGCCGCGCCCCAAACTGGTGAAAATTCCCAGAATTCGGGACGGAAACTGGTAGGTGGGGGAGGGCCCCCGGCCCCCCGGCGGGCGACTTCATCGCCGTCCAGCGCCGATTTACACACAGGAAAATTTTGAAAGGGGCGGTCAGGCGTGGCAACCATGAAAAGCATTACGGCAAAGGGTACCCGTCTGAGCCAGCTCAAGCAGTTGGCCAGGGTGCTGGCCGTGAACATCGACGGCTGCGAGGATCCCAAAAATCTGCCGCAGCTGGCCAAACAATACCGGGAGACCATCCGGGAAATTGAGGACCTGGAGGGAGGTGCGCAGGATGGCGACGAAATCGGCGACCTGCTCGCCGAGCGCAGGGCCGATGGGAAGCCAGGTGCCGTGCGAACGCATCGCACCGGCCCACCGGGAAACTGACGGCCCGGACGCCGTGAAGCTGCTGCGCCTGGGCGGCACCGTGCTGGACCCATGGCAGAGCGACATTCTGGGCGACTGGCTGGGCCGCACGGCTTCCGGCAAGTGGGCCGCGCCCACGGCGGGCGGCAGCGTGCCCCGGCAGAACGGCAAAAGCCTGCTGGTGCAGGGCCGGGCGGAAGCCGGCATGCTGCTGTTCGGCGAAACAGTTTTATACACCGCGCACCTCCAGAAAACGGCGACCGAGACGTTTGAGGAGATGCGCGATTTTTTTGAGGGCCCGAAGCTGCGCCGCCATGTGGCCGAGATCAAAACGGCCCTCGGCCGCGAGCAGATTATCCTGAAGAGCGGCGCAAAAATCAAGTTTCTGGCCCGTACTCGCAACGGCGGCCGCGGCCAGCACGGCGACCTGCTCATCTTTGATGAGGCCCAGGAGCTGAACGAGACGGCTCAGGGGTCGTTTCTGCCGGCCATTTCGGCCAGCCGGAACCCCCAGACCATCTACGTGGGCACGCCCCCGGGGCCGGATGCTGTGGGCACGGTGTTCCGCAATCTGCGCCAGCGTGCCCTCTCCGGCGAAGCGGCGCGGGCCGCCTGGTTCGAGTTCTCGGTGCCGGAGATCGGCGACGTAAAGGACCCGGCCCGCTGGGCGGCGGCCAACCCGGCCCTGGGGCGGCGCATTCAGCTCTCCACCATCGAGGGCGAGGCCGAACAGCTGGACCCGGACACCTTCGCCCGGGAGCGGCTGGGCTGGTGGAGCCCGGTGACCGTGGAACAGCAGGACTACGCCCTGGACCGGGCGGCCTGGGAGGCCTGCGCCAGCGACGCAGAAAAGCCGGAGGGCAAAACCGCCTACGGCATCAAGTTTGCCGCCGATGGCAGCTGCGTGTGCCTGTGCGGCGCGGTGATCCCGAAGGATGGCCCGGCCCGGGTGTCGCTGCTGGAGCTGCAGCCCTCCGGCCGGGGGCTGGCCTGGCTGGCCGACTGGCTGAACCAGCGGTACGACAAGGCCAGCTGCGTGGTCATTGACGGGCGCAACGGCGTGGACGTACTGGTGGAGCGCATCCGGGAAGTGTGGAAGGCGAAAAACTCGGTTGTGCGGCCCGCCGTGCGGGACGTGATCGCGGCCGTGGGCCTGTTTACCACGGCGGTGAACGAGGGCGGCCTGACCTGGTACCGCCCGCAAACCGCCCTGAACGAGAGCGCCGTCACCAGCACCAAACGGCCCATCAGCGGCGGGTACGGCTTCGGCGGAGAGAACAGCCTGCCGGTGGAAGCCTGTGCCCTGGCCCTGTGGGGCGCCAAAACATCCAAGCGGGACCCCTCCCGCAAAATGCGCATCGGCTGAAAGGAGCTAAATGCAGACGTTGAACTTCGGCACTGTGCCGGGCCTGAACGAGGTCGAGCAGGCACAGCTGCAGGATCTGGCAGACATCTACAACTACCACCAGGGCAAAAACCAGCAGAAAGACCTGTACTACGAGGGCCACATCAGCCTGGCGGACGTGAACCTGGGCATTGCCCTGCCCAAGGGCCTGACCGGGCTGACGGTGGGGTGCAGCTGGGGCCAGAAGGCCGTGGATGTGCTGGCCGCCCGGTCGATGTTCGACGGCTTTGTGGGCAGCGGCGGCAATCTGGACGGGCTGGCCCGGCTGGTGGCGGACAACCGGCTGCTGGCCGAATATGCCAAGGCCTGCCGGGATGAGCTGAAATACGGCTGTGTGTTCGCCACCCTCTCGGCCGATGCGGCCATCGGCTGCCGGATCCGATTCCACTCGCCCGCCACGGCGGCGGCCCTGTGGAACGGCCAGAAGGGCCGGGTTGACTGCGGCCTGGCCATCATCGACACGGTGCGGGACGAGCACTACGAGGGCGTCTGGCGGCCCAGCCTGGTGAACTTTTACACCGACGATGCGGTGATCGTACTGAAAAACCAGAACGGCGTCTGGACGGCCAAACGCCAGGCCCACCGGCTGGGCCGCCCGATGATGGAACCGCTGATCTGGAACGCCACCAGCTCCAAGCCCTTCGGCCGGTCCCGGCTGAAACAGCCCATCCGCGCCCTGATCGACGACTATGTGCGCACCGCCGCCAACGCCGCCATTGCGCTGGAGTTCGACACCACGCCGCAGAAGTACATTCTGGGCGTGACCGATGAGCAGTACGACGCCATTGTTTCGGACAAATTCAAAACCTACATGGGCGCGGTCATCGCCGCCACGGCGAACCCGGAGACCGGCACGAACCCGACCCTCGGCCAGCTGGCGCAGGGCAGCCTGCAGCCCCATGTGGAGAAAATGCGCATGACCGCCACCCAGTTCGCGGCGGCCACCGGCCTGACTGTGACCGACGTGGGCGTGGTGAACGACGCCAACCCCACCAGCAGCGACGCCATTCTGGCCCAGAGCCAGACGCTGGTGCTGCTGGCCCAGCAGCTGAACACCGGCAACGGCGACGCCCTGCGCACCATTGCCTGCATGGCCCAGGCCGTGGCCCGCAACTGCACCCTGGCCGAGCTGACCGAGGACGAAACCGGCATCATGGCCCACTTTAAAAACCCCGCCATGCCCAGCGTGGCCGTGACGGCGGACGCCGCCATTAAAATCGCCTCAGCCCGGCAGGAGTTTGCCAGCACCGACACCTTTTTGGAGATGATCGGCTTTGACCAGGCGGACATTCGGCGCATCAAGGGGCAGGAGCAGCGGGTGCGGGGCCAGCAGCTGCTGATGGAGATGGACAATGAGACTGACGGCAGCCGCGTGGAATGAGTACATCACCCGCCTTTCCCGCCTGAACGAGAAGGCCGGGCAGCTGATGCAGGAGTACGTGGCCGCCCACGGCATTGAGGACGGCCCGGCGCTGATCGCCTACGCCAACGCGCTGGTGACGAAGTACGGCGAGGGCAGCGCAGAGCTGGCCTGCCAGATGTACGACGCACTGGCCGAGGCCTCCAGGGCCAACGTGCCCGCGGCCGAACCCGCTGCCACGGCGAACTATGGCGAGGTGGCCCGTATGGTGAACGCCACCAAGCGCCAGAACCCGGCCAACCTGCCCAACGGCGTGCGCCGCCTGGTGAAGCGGGCCGGGGCCGACACCACCCTGCACAACGCCATCCGGGACGGGGCGGAATGGGCCTGGGTGCCCCATGGGGACACCTGCCCCTTCTGCATGATTCTGGCCTCCAACGGCTGGCAGAAGGCCAGCGCCAAGCTGCTGAAGGGCGGCCACGCCTCGCACATCCATGCCAACTGCGACTGTGAATTTGCGGTGCGGTTTGACAGCAGCACCACCGTGGCCGGATATGACCCGGCGGAATACCTGCGGCAGTACCGGGAGGCGGGCAGCGATGTGAACGCCTGGCGGCGCATTGATTATGCGGCCCGGAAGAATGCGATCAATGCGCAGAAGCGGGCGGCGTGGGCGGCGAGGAATGCCCTGCCTCAGATTCCGAATTTTAACCCGCTCCCCGAAAGCAAGGTTGTTGCGGTACTCAGAAAAGAAGCGCAGCCGTGGATCGACAGCCTTTCAAATGATGAGTGGCGTGCCATCGAAAAATACACATTCAATCCCGGTGACAAAAAGCCAAACCGCTTTTATGAGCGATTGAACCGGATGCTTCGCGGTGATTCTCCTGAAGACGAGACCCTCCGTATATACGCTGAAAGAATTTCCAACGCACTGAAAAAAAGCCCCCTACAGCATGATGTTTTTTGTTATCGAACAGTTGACGTTAATCCTTTCAATGGCGCAAAAGTAGGAGATGTTTTCGCTCCAGGACAATTTTATAGTACATCCATTGCGAAGTCAGGGGCCTTCAAAAAAGATTTTAAAATTACCATTTGTGCACATGCTGGTTCATACGCTGGCTATCTAGAAGCGGTCAGCCTGTTCGGAAAGCAAAAAGAACTTTTATTTGACAAAGATACCCTATATAGAGTATTATCAGTAAAAGATTCTCAGGCTGTGTTGGAGGTGATTTTGCCGTGAGACAAAACAATGCTATGAACGATGACCCTATGACGGATGAAGAACGCCGCAGATGGATTGAACGGCAGGAGGTCTGGGCGAGAGAACCTGTCAAATTCCGAAAGCTCACGCCGGAAGAAATCGCTGAGCTGAAAAAGCAAGGCCGCCTTTAA